CGATGCGTAAGACCATCCCACGTGAGGAGCCGCTGAAGATTCTATTCTATGGCATCCCAGGCAGCACGAAGACACGTACGTCAGCAACAGCTGCAAACGACCCTCGTACAGCGCCTGTCTTATATCTTGAGGCTGGTGGCAATCCGATTGCGTTACGTGATTACAAGAATCCGCCCACGATCCTCCACATTGATGCACTCGACGACTTCAATCCTGTGTATGAGTGGCTTCTTAATGGTCAGGATCCGAAGGCCAAGTTCTGTGTGGACTGGGAATTGACCCCTCCATATCGAACATTGATGATCGACCAAATCACTGACATCCAACGTATGACCATGGTCATTGCGTCCGGCAATCAAGCGACATCATTGAAACCTGGCACAATTCCAAACAACATGCAGATCCAACATTTCAACTCCACACTCGGTCATATGATCAAGTTCGGGACTCTCTTCTTCGGTCTAACGAACATGCACGTAATCATCACAAGCCAGGAGAGGGAAGATAAGGACGAGACAACGGGCTTGATCACTTATAAGCCATTGTTGTGGGGGCAATCAGCGACCGAGTTCGGCGGTTACGCATACCTCGTGTCGCGTTTGGTTCACCGTACTCGTGTTGCGCAAGATGCAAAGATGCGTTTGGCCATTGGTGAGATGCCTGAGGGTGCTAGCAGTGTTGCGCTGTTTATGCCCAGCGGCAAGTACATCGCCAAAGATCAGTACGGCATGCGCGACAAAGATGGTGGCCTCTTACCTTTTATGGTAGACCCGAGCATACCCAAGATGCTCGATCTAATTTACGGCCCAGGACGAGGCCCGGCGGGTGTTCCGTTCAACTAACTATCCATTCAGCGTTCAACGTACAGCGTACAGCGTACAAGGAGTAACAAATGCCAGCTATTGATTTTTCGCAAGTTGAGGATCTGAAGCCCATTCCTGAGGGCTGGTACCTCGCGTCCATCGTCGAAGCAACACCCGGTATCTCGCAGAACCAAAACCCCAAGATCGACCTTCGTTGGAAGGTTGAATCGGGTGAGTACGAGAACCGCAACGTCTTCGACACCCTCACGTTCACAGCCAAGGCCATGGGGCGTGTCAAAAGCGCTTTACTGGCTCTGGATTTCCCGCCAGACTTTCAAGGTGAAGTCGAATCCGACGACCTCGTTGGTAAGACCGCGAATATCATGGTCGTTATCGAAGCGTCCGACAAGATCAATCCTGAGACCGGCGAAGTTTATCCTCCCCGTAACAAGGTCAAGAAGATCAAGGCCATTAGTACCGGGATGGGTGGACCCAACCTGAAGAACCTGCTCGAGTAAATAGTTAGGCCCTACCACCCGTCGTAGGGCCTTTCTTTCTATATGGAGAAGACATGGAAGAATTCTTGAGAGCATTCCACTTCGGTGGTCTAATGGAGATCGCAGTAAGTAATCCTACAAACAGGCGTTACTTGAGTGAGATCGTTCCGCTACCTACCGATAAGGATGTCTTCTTCGGCCCCGCTATGCGTAAAACTGCCGGTGGCGAGAAAACAGATGTCTTGGGAACAAAGGCTTTGTGGGTTGACGTAGACGACCCAGCCAGACCGCTATCTACGTTGCCGCCGTCCGCTATGATATTTAGCGGACACGGTTGGCATTTGTACTGGTTCTTGACAAGCCCTTTGTTAGACATAGAAGAGATGGAAGAGCTCAATCGTCTCCTTGCCAAGGACGTTCCTGGCGGAGACCTCGGATGCTGGAACTGTAATCGAGTAATGCGCGTGCCCGGAACCGTGAACACCAAGTCCGACCCTATACCGGTTGTACTAAAAATATTTACGCCCAACCTTGTATACGATCCTGACGCCTTTCGTGTTCTCGAGTCTCTGAGTAAGGCAGCGCGGCATCGTATCAGGACCGGTGACTCTCGAGGTTTCCGCTCCAGGAGCGAACGTGATTGGCAAATCGTAACCGAACTAATAGCAGCGGGGGCTGAAGATGGACTGATCGTAAAGATCTTTGAAAACCAACCCTGTGGTGACAAACACAGGCAGAGCGGGAGCGATGCGTATCTTACGCACACGCTCGAGAAAGTCCGCGAGAAGTTACCAATCACAGTTAAAGGCGCCCGCGGCCCTGTGGCTGAAGTAGTAACAGGTCTCGAGGAACGTGAAGACGGTTACTATCTGATCACACGACGTGGACAGCGACGCATAAGTACATTTACGCTAGACCCAACATTACTTCTTGACGGGTCAGCGTTTGAGGCCGAAGATGCGATCGTCTGTAACGTAAAGGCTTCTGGTTATGTATGGGAAAATAAAACCTTCTCTCGATCAGCATTTACGGCGATCGCCAAGATGGATAGAGAGACCCCAATGGCAGCCTGGCAATTTCTTGGTCATGATGATGACGTACGGGTTTTGCTGCCCTATCTTCTTAGTAGGCTGCAGGAGAATGGTTTACCGAAGGTCGCCGCAACTCCAGTAATGGGATTGCATGTTGTCAAGGACAAGTATATCTTTGTGGGAGACAAGCAAGTAGTGGGTTCGGAGCAGATGTGGGACGGCTTCAAAGGTCCCATAGCATGGCTGCCGAGTAGAAAAGAACATCCTGAGATGGCTCTTGCTACCAACATGGAAGCGTTCGAGTCCATACGAGAACATGTTCCTATGTTGAACACACCAGAATCGATTTGGCCGATGATAGGCTGGTATGCGGCATCGTGTATGAAGCCGTGGCTAGAAGCGAATCAGTACCGATTTCCAATCTTGAACGTAGCAGGTACGAAAGGCAGTGGTAAGACTACGCTCATTCAGCGGGTGTTCATGCCCTTGTTCGGTCAAACGGATGCTAAATCATATGATGCAAATACAACTCGGTTTGTTGTTCTCGCCTTGCTCGGATCCTCAAACGCAGTACCTATTGCTTTCAGCGAGTTCAGATATGATTCCGCTGAAAAGTTCATCAGATATGTTCTGCTCGCCTACGATACAGGTCACGATCCCCGAGGACGGAGTGATCAATCAACTATTGATTATCCTCTGTCCGCTCCCTTTTCCATCGACGGAGAAGATCTTGTCGAGGATCCGGCAGCAAGAGAACGTATCGTAGTCTCGTTCCTAAAGCCTGCAACGGTAGCAGAGGATAGTCCATACTACAGAGCATTTAAGGACTTCGTACTACCTGAAGGTTTTGCAGGATACTACATTCAAAAGTGTCTAGCTCGTATCGAAGATGGCAGAGCATTAGGACTTTTACGTGCGGCTCGAACTGCATTGCTAGAAGCGTTTCCTAAGCGTATGCCTGATCGTGTTCGTAACAATCATACCGTTGCGTACTTCGGTGCACTCATGTTCTGTGATATCGTAGGCATCATACCTCCAGGAGCTGAGACTATGGGGGCTAGTATTGGTTCCATATACGATGTCAATTCTGGTCGTGCTAGAACCCTCGTAGACGGTATGGTAGAGGATATTGTCAATGCGTGCTCGCAAGGTACATCAGCGTTCAAGTGGCATTACGATAAGTCGCTCAACGTGCTTTACTTCCAACTAGCATCAAGTCATAGCTGGTGGATGGCAAGTAGACGACGACAGGGTCGTGGCGCACTTGAACGAGACGCAATTAGAGCACAGCTCAAAGAAGCTCCGTATACAGTCGATGCGAAAGTTGTCGATAGTACGTGGATGTACGGTGTAGGTTTAGTGAAGGCTCAAGAGTTGAATCTTGATGTGCCTAGTGAGATGACTGTTCAAGAGTTTACATTCAAGTTCTAGGAGGGCACATGAATGCAGTAGTGTTGTTATCAGGTGGTATGGATAGTACGACCGCCCTAGCACAGGCTGTGGTAGATGGGGCTGTGAACATCGTTGCAGTCTCGTTTCAATATGGATCACGACATCAGCTACAAGAGTTAGCGTCGGCCGAACGTGTTGTCAAGTACTACAATAGGTTTGGCTTCTGCATTGAACGAGTGGTGGTTATTATACCGCACCACATATTTGTGGGTAGCGGATCTTCGTTGATAGGTGAGTCAGATATTCCAGATGAAGAATATCATGACCCTGAAAAAGAAACGCCATCATCAACCGTAGTACCATTTCGCAACGCCAATATGATATCTATCGCAACAACAGTGGCGGAGTCTCGTGGTTACGATAAAGTGTATGTTGGAGTACATGCCACAGACGCTCAAGGGTTCGCGTACCCAGACTGTACTCCAGAGTTCATGGGTGCAATGAGTGCAGCTATTTATGTGGGGACGCATCACAAGGTTCGTCTTGTAACGCCGTTCCAATGGATGGATAAGTCAGACATTGTTACATTGGCAGCCAAGCTTCTGGCCCCGTTACATCTGACCTGGTCTTGCTATCGCGGCGGAGAGAAGCAGTGTGGTCACTGCCCTACGTGTAGAGAACGTCTGCACGCGTTTAGCGAAGCTGGCTTCATCGATCCCGTCGCATACGAGCACGGCGAACACCAGATGATAATGATGTTGAAACCATGGCCTACAGGTGACTAATGACTACGCGTAAGCAAGACATTGTTTGGGCTGCAGGCTTTTACGATGGTGAGGGTAGTATTACAATGACCGTTGCTAAAGGTTATCTGCGGTTGGAGGTTGCATGCTCCCAGAAGATGCAACTACCTCTACTCCTGTTCAAAAGGATGTTTGGTGGTGGTGTCTACGGCTACAAACCGTTACGTGGTGACATCTGTTACATCTGGAAGACATATGGAGCCAATGGCGTCAAGTTTTTACAGACTGTCCTACCTTACCTAATCGTCAAGGCCGAGGACGCCAAAGAAGTGATCGACATATGGGAGAATAAAGATTATGAGCGCGCTATTAAAAGACATAGAGACCGACAAACTGCTACAGCTAAGAGACACGCAATACGGGCAGGCTTGGTTGAAATCGAGCCTGATGATTCAGCCAGTGATGAAGGAGTTCATTGACTTCTGTCAGAAGGCTCCCAAGCTCATTTACGCATGGGTCATCATCCTAAACAAGTTAGCCCGGATCTTAGCGGATCCGTTTCATCGCGATAGCTGGGTTGACATCGTGGGTTATGCCTCACTCGTAGTCGATTACATTGATGCGACTACGCCAGGTGAGGCAACGTTAAAGAACCCGCCCACCATTTAGCAACTACTGGCGACACATCGGCCAGGATTGCCAGTCCCTGCTCTACTCTGCTAGTATAATGGCATAATGGTGACCACCATCTCCTTTTATGTTTGCTATGTGTATGAGGCGCCCCTAGCCAACGTGCGCCAAGGAGTAGAGCAGGGCAGTCCCTAATAAGGAGGTGAATTATAAGATATGACGAACAGGACGGTCGAAGATCCTACCCAACCTTTATTCAAATACAAGGAGTTCGTAATGTCACAACCAAGGTCGTTTTTGTTCACAGCGCTTGCAGCTCTGTTTTGCGTTGCGCTTGTCGTGAGTAACATTATTGCTGGGAAGTTATGGGCTGCACCTTTAGGCCTCATCTTCACAACAGGAGTGTGGCTCTTTCCAGTAGTCTACATTATCGGGGACGTGATTCCTGAAGTTTACGGTCTCGCAAAGGCTCGCCAAGTGATTATGCTTGGCTTCGTCCTAAACCTGGTTGCTGTAGCTTTCTTCTACCTCTGCCTCTACCTTCCTGCACCTGTCTTCTGGCAAGGACAAGAGGCTTTCGAAGTTGTGCTCGGATTCACTGCGCGGCTTCTTTTAGCCTCGTTTGTTGGATATCTTGTCGGATCGAATGCAAATGCGTACGTTTTGGTTGCCATGAAGAAGGTAACCGGCCCTACAAAATTATGGACCCGAACTATCGGCTCCACAATTGTTGGAGAGTCACTCGACACGCTCTGCTTCGTTACGATCGCATTTGCAGGTACTATGCCGGTCAATGCTTTGTTTATCTTGATGTTCTCAATGGCGGGATTCAAGATACTGTACGAAATTGTCGCCACGCCTCTTACTTACCTGGTTATCAATTGGGTCAAGAAGCAAGAGAACGTCGACCAGCCACCGCCGATCTCTTCGATCTAGGCGTTGACAACATGGGAGTACCTCGAAGGGGGTACTCCCTTAAAAGGACAATACAATGAATCTAAACTTCATTTGGACCTACGGACCGTTTACATACACGTACTACCTAGCCGTGGCAACGGCTATGAAAGTTCACAAGTACGACAAATGTGTGCTTTGGTCGCTTTGCACTACGCAATCGCACTATCTAGAGCTGCTCAAAAGCAAGGGACTCGTCTACGAACAGGGCGATGCAAGAGGCTTTCCTGCGTTGCAGAATGTTCATCCAATATTGTGGGCAGCTACACAAAAGGATTACACTGAGTGGTTGCTTGGATACACGCAAGGTGGCATCTTCATGGACTTAGATACCATATCACTGGAGAACATTTCCGACCTTCTCACGGATGATGTTGATGCAGTCGTTCCGTTAGACATTGAACACGAGACTGATTGTGAACACCCATTCAACGACGACATAATGATCATCCGTGAGAACTCCGAAATAGCTAAAGCGTTCTATGAAGAGTGTGAACGTGTTCTCGCCCAATCGCATATGAAGTGGGGTGATGCCGGACCTGCCATGGTAACCAAGATAGTTCAAAAGTACCGCGATAGGGTAAACATAATACCTTTCAGGGTGTTAGGCGGCTATGATGGGCACGAGTTCAAACAAATCTACTCAGGCGAACACACTCTCGCACCTCAAACAAGAGTCTTGCATGCATTCGCTGCTAGCGCAGGCTCCTTGTTCGCGTGTATAGATTCGACCTTCATCCGAAACAGTCACAGTCCATACGCCTTGGCTGTCAAGAAGGTGTTAGACCCCTTAGAGTGGGATCTATTCTCCGTAACTAGATGGCTGTATCAACGCGGTCAACACTACGCACCGATGTACGAGTATCTCGCAGCAGCTCCGATGCGTAACATTCTTGAGATCGGTACCTACAATGGAGACAACGCTATCGGCATGATACAAACAACGCCTGTTAATCCCAAAGAGATTACCTATTGGGGTTTCGATTACTTCGAACAATTCCCCAAAGACAAAGAACAGGAAGAAGCCGCTACAGGTTACACCAACGCAGCATCTATGAGTGAGGTAGCGCAAAAAATAGTCTACGCTACGGGTGCTGAGGTCAATCTTACGCAGGGTGATAGTAGACTGACAGTGCAGTCCACTAACCTACCGATTATGGATTTCATCTACATAGATGGAGGCCACTCGATAGAAACTATACGTAACGACTGGATCAACGTTCAGAAGTGTATAGGTCCCGAAACGGTTATCTTCTTCGACGATTACTTCGTTAGAAGGAACGATATTGGGTGCAAGTTCATTCTAGACGAACTAGGTGAGGATTATGAGGCGGCCATTGTTGGCCGTCCAGATCACTACGCTGTGTTCGTCGCCAGGCTACTTTTAGTTAGGAGGATACCATGAAGTTTGCGTTGATCACACCACCAGCAGGCGAAGGTCCAATCTATGCACATAGACTAAGTTATCATATGGCCTTAGCACAGGGCCTTATGAACGACCCCGCATACATGCACATGTACAAGCGGATCAAACACAACGTCAACGGAGCGTTTATCATGGTTGACAATGGTGCAGCCGAAGGTGATAGGCAGCCGTTTGATGAGGTCGTTCGAGTCGCCAACGAGATTGGTGCCGACGAGATTGTAATGCCAGACGAGCTACGCGACGCACAGTGGACTATCGAATACACAACTGATGCGGCTGCTATGAATATCGTCCCACCACGAAAACGTGTGGTGGTACCTCAAGGTACCACGTTGCAAGAGTGGGCCATGTGTTTACGAAGACTCATAGAGGCAATGGAGTTTCGTACAATAGGTGTACCCAAACACTTGGATGCGACGATACCCGGCGGACGAGCTGAGGTGCTCGAGTTTCTCGAAACATGGAGTTTTCATACGCGATACGACATACACTTACTCGGACTGAACAGGCTGGAAGAGCTCAGAGATCTGGCTGCAAGGTTCCCGTGGGTGCGTGGAATTGACACTGGCATGCCGATTGGATGGGCTCAGGACAATATGTTGCTGGGTTTTTCCACTGAGCATCATCCGCTACAATGGCATAACGACTTTGATGAGAAGCTTGCAGAGGCCAACATCGCACAGATACTAACACTCTGCAGAAAGGAGGACACATGCATGTAATCTTACGTGAACAGGAAGCACCCGGAGAAGAGTCGACGATGTGTATTGAGCGTAACGCTCAGTCGGCGATTATCTTGAAAGGTGACTTCGATCAACTAGACCAGCTAGTTCAAATTGCAGCATCGATGAAGGTGCCTGAAGTACTGCTCCTGATAGATCCAGGATCAGTATCAACCTTCGAAGAGGTTGGCTGGGAGGTATCAGACCGTGTGGTCATGAAAAAGAAAGCGAGTAAATCGAAATGACAATCAAAGCGCCAGGTGCAATGTGTGATACATGCCCCTTGCAAAACCATCCTTTTGTTCCGCCTTCTGGTTCGTCTGATGCTCCTGTGTTCATTATAGGTGAGGGACCAGGCGAGCAGGAGGCGAAAGAGGGAAAACCGTTTGTAGGTCCAAGCGGTAAGTTACTTGATGCTGCATTGCGTAACGCAGGTATCGAACCGGAGAACACGTTCAGGACAAACGTTGTGATGTGTCGTACATCACTCGACAATCGAGAACCAACAGAGACTGAGATGCTTTGCTGTCGCACTAGACTGATCATGGAGATCAAAGCATCCAAAGCTGAGAGGATTGTTGTACTGGGTAAGGTCGCTAAGGAAGCACTCCTCGTGAGTAATAGTGAGCGAGGTGTCTGGGTTCCCTTCGGCGATAAGTTCGTCATGCCAACTTGGCACCCTGCTTATGTATTGCGAAAACCCTCTGAAGCGACTGCACTTTTGCGCGACATCGAGAAAGTAGCAGCTCCACATATTCAAGTGGGTTGGACAATGCCGGAGGCGATCAAGGTCGAAACCCCCGCCCAGCTTGAAGAACAGTTAGCGAAGTGTCCTGAACGAGCTCCAGTTGCGTTCGATGGTGAAATGGATAACATCCATTGGCACGCGGGCTCGTGGGGAAACGCAGACGCGGTACTCGCATTGGCCCTGTGCTGGGACCCGAAGTGGGGTGTCGTCATGGACGATGAAATGCTTTACGACCAACCTGCAACGATACCGATCCTACAACGGTTCTTCGACAATACAGATCACACATTCGCAGCGCACAACGGTAAGTTCGATAATATCTTCTTCAAGACGGCTTTCGGTCTAAACACGAGAACCGACTTCGATACAATGCTTGCGCATTACGTTCTCGATGAGAACACAAAACACGGCTTGAAGGAGCTCGCAACGGATTACCTCGGCGCGCCAGACTACGAAAAAATGTTGATCAAGCAGTACCTCAAGTCGAAGAACGACTTCTACTCTAACATTCCAACGCCGCAGCTAATGAAGTACGGTGTGTGTGATGTGTCGAACACATTGATCTTCTATGATATGTTCGGTGATGAGTTGAGACGTAACGGACAATATGGATGGCCGTTCATGAACATTATCATGCCAGCGTCTCAAGCGTTCGTAGGTATTGAGATGCGAGGGATGAAAGTTGACGTGCCACACTTAAATAGATGGCACGACATTCTTGATCGCAAGATGATCGCGCTGCAAGCACAGGGCCGGGATATGGTAGGGCGGCCAGGCCTCAACATGAACTCGACGCAACAGTTAGCGGTCGTGATTTATGATGAGATCGGATTACCGCCGCCGCCTAACAAACGTCTCAATCCACGATCTACAGCTCACGACGCAGTCGAGCACCTCATAGGTAAGCATCCGTTTATCAACCTGCTAATGGAGTATCGAAGGGTAGCCAAGATGCAGAGTTCGTACGTTGATAATATGCTTGAGGCAATGGATCCTAAAACACACAGAGTTCACATGACAGCGTTGATTCACGGTACTGAGATCGGTCGTTTGTCGATGCGTGATCCAGCATTGCAGACTATCCCTAGAGCCTCAGATAGAGACCCTTATGGCGCAGCGATCAGGAGTTCTTTCATTGCAGGTGAGGATAGAAAGTTAGGTATTACGGACTACTCGCAAGCAGAGTTACGTGTTATGGCTTGTCTTAGTAACGAGCCATTCTTGATCAAAGTGTATCAAGACGATCGAGACTTACACACCGAGGTTGCAATCGCAATGTATGGACCTAACTTCACTCACGAACAACGCGTAATGTGTAAGATGTTCAACTTCGCATACGCATACGGTGGCAACGAACATTCGTTTGCAGACGATGCCGGACTAGATCTTGCAACAGCGATCCGTTTTGTTCGTGAGTACGACAAGAACATGCCAGTCGTAAAGCAGTGGAAGATCGACCAGTTCAAGTCAATGAGGTCGCAAGGCTACGTTCAGTCTCCGTTTGGTAGACGCAGACACTTTCCGTTGATCACCCAACTAAACGCAGACGAAGCAAGGAAGTCTGCAGCGCATGCTCCTATTGCAGGCACAGCGAGTGACCTCACGCTCATGTCGGTAATCGAAGCTGAGAAGAGGCACATGAATGTTGGCTTGACGGTCCACGATAGTATCCTAACCGAGAATGATGCAAGCATCGCAGAAGATGTTACACACGAGCTTGCAGGTATAATGCAGAGCTATGGCGATCAGTATTTCCCACAGATCCCATGGAAGGCGGACGAGGAAGTAAGCGACCGTTGGGTTCCTGAACCAAGTGAGGAGGATATCAATGAAACCTAGTGAGGCCGATGTAACACTTGCAGCACTGGCTGTTGTAGCATTTGGCCGGGTGTATGTGAACCAAAGAAAATACCTGTCATTGAAGTTGTTCACGCGTGAAGAGGAAACCGCTCAAAGGCTCATGAACGTTTTTGGGGGTCGCTACTACGCGCAAGGTGTCGGATTTGTGTGGGCTCTGGGCCATCAACGTGATCTTTTGCTTTTAGCTGACATAGTACGACCACACAGAAAGGTCTACGATCACCTCGATCTTCTGTTTGAGCTGGCAGACAAAAACCCCCCTCCGTAAGGAGAGGGGTTTTCTTATCGAGTCTACTTTAGCGCGTCAGGCGGACTACGTAGTGCCTTTACCGCTATAACAGAAGGCGGAAGAGACTTCCTCGTGTAAGAGTAAGTCGTCTGGTTAGACATTAGAGAGGTGCCCCAAATTACGAACAGGATAAGCACACCATCTCGACCGGCGGGAATTAAGAGCCACACTCCCGTCCAGGTTAGGATGCCAGCCAGGAGGCAGATCACCGTAACAACAATGATCTGGAACAAAGCCTTGTTGGCACCATCTTTGGCCGCAAACCACTCCCGCAGACCTGGAAAGTAGTTGCACAACAGAGAAGTGATAACCGCCAACAAGTTGAGCACTATCGCAACAGTCAACTCTTTCGGAACTTCGATCATAGTTTTCTCCTTTACCAAATAGTGTGACAGAGAGGGGATCACCTCCTTTCACTTATGGGACTTCTTCCTTATCTTGCCGCCGTACTTCTTATCCCAGCGGCGAGCAATACCTGGTTTGTTTATGTGCATCCAGGCTCGCTGCTTCTTACTGCGATATGGCATAAACACCTCCTTCTATAATTGGTACCATCCCTCGGACCATAAGTCGTTTAGACGATCGAAGTACGCTTGATACTGTAGCTTTACTACGTCGGTCGAGTAATGTGATACGGCCCACGAACGGCAATCGTCCGGTCGAATGGTTTGCCACTGTTGAGCTGCATCGACAAACTCCTTGAACGTTCTACATCTCCAACCCGTGACACCCTGTTTGACTGTCTCAGCGAAGACACCCCAATCAGTAGTGATAACAGGTGTGCCACAAAGTTGTGCTTCGACTGCCACGCCCTCAAACGGTCCGATGTAGTACGTTGGCACAAACACTGACATAGCGTGACTCATTAGTTCAAACCTCTTCACCGCGTCTACCGTCCCTACATGATGAACGTGGTCGAAGACGCTAAAGTCACGTCCGTCAACATTCTTCAAATCTCCCTGGCCCGCCACTAGAAGAGTTGCACCTATCGCTTTCGTTGTCTCGATAGCGATTTGTAACCCTTTACGTGTAATCAAACGTCCCACGTATAAGTAGTAATCATCCTTCGCGCCTGCGGGCTGAGACTCATAAGGAAAGTCTTTAATGTTGTAGGAGTTGGGGATTACGGTATCGTACCAACTCCCGTTGTCTTCGTGAAGCAAGCCGTATATGTAGTGCATCCAGGCATACGACTCGAAGACACGTTTATCACAGAACACACCTGTATATCCGATGCCAGATTCTACTGTCATCAGTTTTACTGCGTCTGAGATGGGTTTATCATAGTTACCCATCGGACAAAGCAAGAAGTCACGTTCTTGCTTTCTCGCGTTGATCTCCCAGATAGCTCGAGTGTTGAACTCCTGGTGCACCTCGTCCTTCGGATTATGTTTGAAGAACTCTTTGTGCCAATCATAATCGCCGTAGACACGTTTACGCGTCTCCTCACTACCGACTGTGACTATCTCTACATTAGGAACGTCTGATCCCTCAGTGCAGTACAGAGTTACATGATGTCCGAGTTCGGTCAGCATCTTGGCGAGATTGACTACCTTTTGTGTGTAAGCACAAGACGGTACGTCTTTGGTGGTTGGTATATGTGCTAGTCCCAACAAATGAAACGTATATGTCATGGTATAACTCCGTGCGATAGTATAAGGTAGGCCATAGACCCGATCACGAGAGACGCCACAATGCCTACGACCGTCCACATTACCTTATCGTAGACCTCGAGTTTCCTGGTACTAATATCCACCAGCGTGATCAGTCCGGGTTTCCCATTCCCATAAACAATCGCAACTATCCTTTCTAGTGTTGCCGCAAGTATTGTTACTTGGGTTGTCAAAACAGCTAGTGATATGTTGGTGGGTTCTTTATTAGATTGATCGATCAACTCCTGAAGCAGTGCTTTAATCTCGTCGAATTTGATGTTGTTTGGGAGTTCAGTGTCTGGTGCCATATTGGTTCATAAGCTCCTTACGATGTCTGAGAGTGCACCTAAACAACCTCCTAAGACCTCCACTTGGGCCTCCAATCGTTGCTTGATAGACGGGTCAGGGATAGGTGGTGCAGTTGTGCCAAAGTACGTATCACACTTCTCCGGCGTTCCGAGAAAGATGTTTGTGTCGACAGCGTGACCGAACGCGCCCACAGGTTTGTATGAGTCACCAGTCATCTGAGCTAGATCCAAAGGACCCGGACACTTGCTTGCATTGTAACTCCCAAACGGAAGAGTAGCAATGATCTTCTTGTACTCATTCCAAGAAGGACAACCGTTGAGAGCAGAGGGGTAACTGCCCCACCAATAACTGTAGTTCGTAGGCCAGGATGAGAGAGTCGAGAGAAACCACTCCCCAGTATAGATGGTCTGACTAGGCCACCTACCGGACATAAGATTCAAGTACTTCATTACCTCGTCATAGTATGTTAGGGGTGAGTATCCCGCATATCTAACTTCGATATCCGTAAATACACGACCCGCGTATCCCATAGCTCCGAGACGACTTGCCAACCAATTATAGTTCGCAATTCCTGTTACCCAGGGATTGTAAACAAAGTAGATCGCGCGCCGGCGAAACTGAAAGGCCATATCCCACAACTGGTGGAAGTATATATCATCGTGATGACCACCTTGCATATCGTTGATGCGGCAGATCATACCAGACACTCCCTGACTAATGAAGTAGGGGATATCCAGAACGATTTTACCATTGACGTCCAGATAGTTACCTTCCCAAACGTCGAGTATGATTTGATACGGCTCGGTGATCACAGGTTATCCTCCACCGACATTTGTTGGACGTCTGAGTGCCACGATCCGTCGGGTCTCGTAACAAACCCTTGAGTAAGCCACGTGCCGGGCTGATCTAAGAAGCCGGCTACTGTTACGTAACGGATCTTCCCATCGACCCCAGAACTCACCAGAGTAGCATCCTTGACGATAACCGTGCCGTCTGGTTTCTTGAAGGTGATTGTCTTTATGGTAGCAGTGGAACAATCTACCACGTTACCATCTTCATCTATGATGGTACGAACAATGCCCGTGCCAACATCACTTACGTGTAACGATACATCACTCATTTATCTACCTCCTGTACGATTCGCGCACTCGCTGCTACTGCACGTACAATACTTGCGTCTTGGTCATTCTCTAGAACAACGTTTGCGTTCTCAGTTGTGTTTTGAATAATGGTCGCGTCCTTAGTATGGCGGAGGGCAATACATGCGAATGCCCAGACAACAAACATTGACTCAACATTGAGCGTCGGAGCCGTCGCAGTAAGTACAGCCACACGTAGCTGCACAATGCGATCGCCCCCATCATCGATTGTAATCGACGGCGCAGTTGCCTCTATTACCGCCGAGTTCAATAACACAATGAGTTCCTCAGGACCCGCTGTAACTGTTACTGCCTGAGCTTCCGCGGCTAGGACTGCTGCTCCAAGGATCGTTGTTACGCCACCAGGTAATACCCCCAGGCCCTGTGCTTGCGCGGAGATGATTGCGGTGTTGAGGCTAACTACAGTAGGCTCGATCGGCGCGTCAATTGTTATGCCTTGAGCCTGAGCAGTCAACACAGCCGCGTTGAGCGATACTGTTTGTGGTGACCCTGCCGATACAATTGTTACAGCTTGCGGAGACGCCACAATGTTTGCAGCTGCCAACGTCACTATCACAGGGCCTGGCGATGGCGTGAGCGTTCCTGCGGTAGCAGTGATAACGGCTGCGTTGAGACTAACTATAACAGGTCCGGGCGTGGGTGTAATAGATCCGGCACTGGCCGTTAATGTTGCTACATTAAGTGTAGTGACCTTCGCTCCAGGCACGATCGTAGTTGGTTCCGCGGATGCGACCAAACTTGCCGCATTCAAAAGCACGTTTACGGCACCCGGCGCTGTTGTTACTTGTTGGGCGCTTGACGCGACTTGGGCAACTCCGAGGACTACCGTTATAGGACCAGGCACTACCGTAAGCGACGGCACACTAGCTGTAATGACCGCGGCGTTGAGCATTACTACTGTTGGTGTTATTGGGGCGCTAGCCGTTACAGGCTGAGCCGAAGCGGCTAGTGTTGCGGCGTTAAGGATTGTGCTGACCGCACCTGGTACGATCGTCGTTGCTTGAGGGCTAGCGACTAACGTAGCCGCATTAAGCAGAACACTTACAGCTCCAGGAACCGCTGTCGCCGTTTGCGGGCTTGCTACAAGTGCGGCAACATTCAGTGGAACTATTATAGCCCCTGGTACGGGGGTAATAGCTCCCGCAGTTGCAGTAATCGTTGCAGCATTTAGAGTGGTGACCTT